ACATTTAAATCTTTATCATACCTATATTCATTATGACCATCAGGACGAAAATATATTTTATCAAATACAAAGTCAGGTTTTACATAATGAAAGTTTCTAAATTTATATTTAATAAATATCTCGCCTTGTAATTCAGAATCTTTTTTTGGTCTACATATCAAGTATATAGACTCTAATTCATTCTTATATAATCTTATATAGCCAGTTTTATATTCTGTTACCTCAAAGTTGAATTCCTGATTAATATTATCAGGAACCAACTTCAATAGGTATTTTATAAAATTATCTTTGAATGTAGGATTTGTCATAATATATCAAAGTCCATTATATGTATAGTTCTTTCTGAATTTTTATCCAGATAATCATAACCTTCACCTGGCCAATAATCATTATCTATACAATATTTATAAATTTCTAATTCTCTATTATACATTTCTCTACCATAATCTAATAAATCGTTACCAATTTGTATTATATTAATACTAAATGGTGGATTTTTCTCTATAGCTACAATATAGAACTCCTCTGCTCTTACAGCGTCCATATAGAATGCAGCCTGCTTATAGTACTTAAACTTCCTTACAGAGCTTGAAAATGCGTTATATGAGCTATCTTGTGTAGTTTTAAGGTCTACTATTATATTATGCTTTGGTTTATATACATCAAGCATACCTCTACATTTAATGTCATATTCTTCATTATGCCAAGCTACAATATGCTCTTTTAAACCATTACTTAATAAAGATTTTGCATCGTTATCTTTCATAAGCTTTAAAGTTAACATTTCTATAAGATCATAGTCTTTTCCAGATAATACAGTTTTAAACATATTATTGTTAGCAAATTCAGAAGCGTCTATTTTACCCTGCTTAGTTCTTTTATCAAATTTAGGAGATATTGCATAATGATTGTTAAATTCTTCTGGCTGTAAAACATTCATATGTAATGCTGATCCAAATTTCATAGCTGGTGTTGCTGGTTGTGGATTATCCATCATATGCCTACAATACTCAGGAGAGTTGTTAGATAGATAGTTTAGTATACTGTTTGATACATAGTCTGTATCATTATAGTAATTAGCGTGTGTTAAATTGTGATTTTCTATTAATTTCATATTGTTTAAAGACATTAAGACCCTCCCGAAAGAGGGCCCCAATGCAATCAAAACAAAAACCATGAATAAACACGGTAAGAAAGTTCTACAAAAGTAGTGAATTATTCTTTCGCTCCCTTAACTTTCTCTTCTTTGTTTTGTTTTTTATTAATTTCTTTCTCTTCTTCTTTTTGTTTTTTTACATCTTCTTCATGCTTCTGATCTAATTCTTTCATTCTTTCAAGAATGTTCTTAGACTCTGGTATTCTCATACAATATTCATAAAAACTTTTATTAAATATTTTTTTATCATCTTTCTTTAAATTACAATGAAAAGTTTTATGTGCCCAAGTAAGTAATGCTACTTCATGAGCATGTAGTGCGTCTGATAATGCTTTAATTGTTTTAGCTACGGGTTCCTCTACTTTGTATTTTGTACCCATAATGTTAATCTTTTCTTTTTTCTTAACCATTTTGTTTTATTAAATTATTTATTTCTTCTGCTAATTCTTTATCATTTCCAACTAACATTTCTATTAACAAAGCTTTGACACTATCTTTGTTGCTCTTAATTTCTGATATATAATGCATATATTTAACAGAAAATTCTAAAGATGCTTCATATAGCTCTCTGTGATAGTCATATATATTTATTAATGTAGCGAAATCTGCTGTATGATGTAATACATTAGCATGATCTCTATTTACTAATAATCCAACTTTTTTACTTGTAAGTTGAAATACTCTTCTTAATATATATATTAACAATTTTCTTCTTATATTTATATCAGAAACTCTTGATTTACCTCTTATTTCCTTTAAGGTAATATTGAATTTCTCACAAAATTCATTTATAAAATCATTTATTATTGTATCTTTTGTCATAATACTTTTATTATTACTCCTGCATTTTCTTTGTCGTGTGAATATTTGCCAAAAGAAGGCAAAATGCAATCACAATTATCATCTTGAATATAATCATATTGAACCATTAAATCTTGAACTGTTTGACATGGATTTATATAATCAAACTTTCTTCTGCTATTTCTTATAAATGTAAATTCTATATTATATGGCATCTCTTTATCTTTTATTAAATCTAAGAATTTCTCTTTATTATTAAGCCAATCTTGTTTTGTTTTACTTATATAATTTCTAACAGTTTTAGAATGTACCAAATACTTTCCTGTCCATACTTTACTGTTCTTTGAAGAGGGAACATTTCCTGCTATAAAAATTGTATCCATTCCGCAAAGATAATAAAAATGTGAGAGTTGCACCCTTTAGGAATTTAGTAAGAGAACATTTGCATGTATGCCTACTTAATTCCTTAGGGATTTGTTATCTCTCTCATTTATATATCTTTAGAACGGCATGTCTTCATCATCAGAACTTGCAGAAACTGCTTCATTGGCTTTTGACCATTCAGAATGCTGCATACTAAATTCAGACATTTCTTCTTCACTTAATTCTTGATTCATATTAGCGTTATATGTACATTTTCCACCAGATTTTGCAGACCATCTATATTTAACAGATGTTCTGATTACTGGTTCTGATGTATCCCTATTTTTCCCTATATACTCTTCAGATATAAATGTAACCATTAATGAATTTCCTAAAGCATCATTCATTGCCTTACTGTCATCACTAAAATCTCTTACACCTGCATTAATTAAGAAGTCTTTTATTTGTTTTGTTTTCCATTCTTTTGTAGATGGTTTATCTGTTTCTTTTACAGCCCAGAATCTACATCTACCAACTTTACCATTACTTGTAACAGCATAATCTATAAAAGGTGATCCTTTATAGTCTTCTAGTTTTTCTGATGTAGACACTCCTGTTATTTTACATTCATAAGCTCCTGGAGTTATATATTCTACTTTCTCTCCTTGTGCTTTACCACTTGTGGTGGTATTTAAATTAAAGGGTAATGTACTCATTATTTATTGTTTTTGATTTTCCAGTTAATATACTTAGTTAATGTATCTCCATCAAAGATAATCTTATCTTTCTCAGGAGCATATGGATAGTCTTTACCTTTCCATTGCTTTGTAGTTAAAGTTTGTATTGGTAGTCTGTATAAGAATCTACCTATACCCCATGATACACATGCACGTTTAAATGCATCTGATACATGGCCTTTGTCTTTTTCTACTTTAGACTCCGATCCTGTGTCTGATTTCCAAATCCATCTTTCTCCTGGTCCCTTATCGTCAAAAGGATAGTCTATTCCTACTTTACAGAATAATAATCCATTCTCTTCGTAAAATATACTTTGCCAGTTTTCTGGACCACAGACTTCATCTAATATATCCATGCAATCTCTAGCGTCTATATAAGCTACGCAGGTTGTTTTTCCATACTTGGTGGACTGTACACGCCATTTATATGGTAATTCTTTCTTTAAATCTTCTAAATTCATTCTTTTTCTTTTTTGTTTTGTTTACTTGCTTTTCTAATTGCAGCTGCTGCTACAACAAATTTTACAAATCTTCTTATCATAACAGGCTTTCCTTTTAATACTAAAGTAACTGCAATTTCTTTAAATGTAAAAAGTAATACCTGCCTGACAAGTTTTTTATCAATACCTAAATCATATGCAATTTCTGCAACTATAGCCTTTAATTTAGACTTTTCTTTAGATTTTCCTTTAGATTTTTGTTTGATTTTTTGCTCCATATTAAGAGCAAATATACATAATTATTCTTTATCTCCAAATAATTGATCAGCTAAATATATTGGTACTACAATAACACATGCAATAATTAATGCTAAAAATATTGGACCTACTATAAAAATTAAAGCGGCAATAGATGTAACAGAAATTATTGGATATTTACCAATTATTTTATATAGCTTATTTTTTCTCATAATCTATAAATTTTGTTATTTCACTTTTAAAACTTAAGGTAACTTCGCCAACACCTATATTTCTACCTTTAGCAAATATTATATTGGCAGTTCCTTTAGCTTCATCTCCATTATCATTATATTCTATCCCATAATACTCAGGGCGATATATAAGCATAACTACATCTGCTGCTTGTTCTATCTCACCTGACTCTCTAAGATCTGATAATGTCGGCTTACTATTATTACGCATTCCTACGCCTCTATTAAGTTGACTTAATGCTATAACAGTAATATTCAATTCTTTAGCTAGATTTTTTAATGTTCTAGCTACTTTGCTTACTTCTTGTTCTCTATTTCCTGATTTAGATTTAGAAGTTACTAATTGCAAATAATCTACCATAATCATTTTAGCATTTTTATTTTTTACATATTCTTTTATTCTATGTACTAAATAGGCTAACGAAGTAATATTACCTTCGTCAATTAATAATGGTAAATTTTCAATTTCAGATATTGTATTATGTATTTCAGCAAGTTCTTTATCATTTAATGTACCATTTGTAATATATCTATTACTTATACCAGATTCCATAGATGCTAGCCTTCTAAGTAATTGTATAGCACTCATTTCATAAGAAAATATTACAGTAGGTGTCTTTGTATACTTTGCAGCATTATAAGCAAGAGCAAGAGCAAAACTTGTCTTACCCATAGATGATGCACCACCTACTATAATTAAATCAGTTTCTTGCCACCCGCCTGTAAATTTATCAATTGCTTGAAATCCAGAAGCAACACCTAATAAGCCTTCTGTATTCATTCTGGTTTCTACATCTTTAAGAAATTCTTTAATTTGGCTATGTATATCTCCAAGCTTTTCAGGCGTGCCTATTGTTAATTTAGAAACTTCACTTGTAAGTTTTCCTACAATAAGTTCTAATTCTTCTTGATTTGATAATTGATTATTAACATCTTGCACTATACCAAACAAAGTTCTTTTTTGAAATTTTTCTGTTAGAATAGCAATACACGTAGGTAATTCAGTAAAATTAAATGCTTTATCTGCCATTATAGATATATTGTAAGCTACATTCTCTCCTTTTATTAAATTACTTATAGTTACAATATCTATAATTCTATTTTTACTTTTAAGATCTTTTATAGCAATAAAAGTAGATTTATTAAATGGATCTTCAAATAAGTCTTCATGCAATAGATCATAATATTTATCTATTAATTCATTATTTACTATAAGTTTACCTAATAGTGTTTCTTCTATGTCATTTTCTGCATACATAATAATTTTGTTTGATTAGCAAATATATGATTATTCGCCATATTTACGTCTAGCGTCTGCTTTTTCTTCTAGATAATTTTCATATAATCTAGCTTCACGTTCTCTTGATTCTTCAGGATATTCAAACCAATTACCACATTCATTACAGATATAGCCAGAACATTCTGTATTTTCTTTACAAGAAGGACATTTACTTGATTCGCTATATATTTCTACACTGCAACAATCAGTTATCCAGCTATTTTCATAATTGCATCCGCAACAAGGACTAACTTCGCACATTTTCTTCTTCCATTTCTTTATATTTTTCTAATATATATTCTTCTATTTCGTAAAATATTTGGCTATCAGAATCAATTTCTATATTTAGGGCTCTTCCTATTCTTATATAAGATTTAGTTTCATTTAAAACATTACTTATTTTTTCTATTTCTGTATATTCCATAATTATTTTATTATTACTTCATTTTTAGTTAACATCCATTGACAATTACTAGCATCATGACCTAAATCATATAGAACTTGTTCTGTCTGACTATCATCCCATTTAACATCTAGTTTTGTATAAACATATGTTATGTCTTTTCTAAAATCTAACACTACTAATTTCATGATTGATTGTTTTTAAGCCATTTAAGAGCGTCTGAGATAGCTTGATCTTTTCCTTTAACGTCACCATGTTCTGCGCTAATATACAACATAAGGCTTAATATTACTTTTCTAGCGTCTTTTAATTCACTAGCATTTATTTGATTTATTTGAATTTGATGTAAATCTTCAAAAAATGTTTTGTTTATTTCTTCTTTATTCATGATATTACTGGTATTGTTCTTAATTCTTTAATTGTAGTACACATTGCTCCACCATCATTACCTTCATCGTCCATCATAGGTGTTATCCAATGTTCATCATCTAATAATATAGATATTGGTCTTTTATACCACATATTATCTGTCATTTCTACCTCTCCAATATATTCTACTTTTGTTATTGTTTTGCCAACTAAATGTTTAGCAATTAATTCTGTCCAGTATTGTTCTACTGGTTTTCCTTCAATTTTATATTCTTTCATATTATTTATTATTTATCAATTCTTTTTGTCTTTCCTGATCTTTAAATGGTAATATTATTAACAAGTGATATATTTCCATAATCAATTCTTCTTTAGTTAATTTTTCAACCATTAGTTTTGCTACATTTTTCATATTGTAATTTTTATTTATTAAGAATAGTAAAAGGGGCAGGATAACAGCAAAATTTAGTTATCATTCCGTGGCCACACGCTACTGCCCCTCTTATTGTTAATATGCTTTTATAAAGTTAAAAGCTTTTTCATTCATTTTATTACAAGATCCTGTTAATATAGATTCTTGTTTTCCATTTTTTCTTAATGGAGCTGATTTTTGATGTGTAGTATATTTAGTTACACCATTAAATACACCCCATTTAGTGTGAGATATTCTACTCATTTCAGCATCTATACATGTTGTTATATCATGTATCATATTATACTTTCTAGAAGAGATGTCTTCATCTTTTGCTAATTTATCTGTATTAAACAAATAATCAACTAAATCAATTATAAGACTTGGACTAGCAGATTGCTCAGCAAAATCTTTTAAATCAGCAATTTTATCATACTGATCTGTAAAGTTAATTATATTAGGCAATTCTTTTACTTTATTTTGTATAGATTTTGTATGTCTATAGCCAGAAAAAGCATTACCTGATAGCCATGCAAATTGATTTTGACAAAATATTACTTTATTCATAAAACCAAACTTTAATGATGTTGTACCATCATGTCCATTGATTGCATAAATATATTCTTCTGTAGTTTGTCCTCCGATAACATTTATATTATCAGGACGTTTCATTTGTACTACAACTTTTCTGCCTCCATTTAAAGGTATTGCTTTTACAATATCTAATTCATTGTCTTCTGCAATCTCTTGCATAGTTTCAATTATCATATGATTTTGTGTAGGCTCATAAGCTTCTGATACTGTAGTAAATATTTCACCTGTATCTTCCCTTACTATACCATAGTATGGAGTATGATGTAATCCATTGTTAGCTTCAGGCGTACATTCACCTGCATATATTAATGGTTTCTTAACTACATTCCAATTAAGTCCATTTTGTTCTAAGATTTGTTCTGTGTTTAACATAATATTTATTTTATTTATTAATTTCCAAAAATCATATCAATTGTAGATTTTTCTACTGCCTCTCCACTTTCAAGACATTCTATGATCCGTTCAAACTCTTCTCTAATTACATCTATATCATAATGTATTGTTCCATCATTCATTTCATACCAATATGTCTCAAGTGTTATTGTTTCAATCGGTTTTTGTTTTTTGTTTTTGTCCATTTTAATCCATTTCAAAGTTAGGTATTAGCTCTTCATAATCTTTAGGAGCTTTTTTTTCTACTGATATTCTATCTCTAGACCAATATCCTATACAGTCATTCCATAAACGATAATCTCCACCACCCCTACCATTTCCTTCACAAGTTAGTAATGGTAATGGGTGAACTTTCCAGCCTTCTTGATCTTCAGGTACTATGTCTTTATCCACATATTCTTTTTTGGTATGATTGACTATATATCTACCGCTTGATTCTTCTGGATAATCTTTTAATTGTATTTCTTTTGCCATCATAAAAAGATTCTTTTTAGAATTTTCTTCTTCATCTGCATAATCTCCAGCCCATACAAAGCTGTGTTTATGCCATTTACCTTTTGGTGATAAAAGATATTCTGCTATTTCTACAAAATCATTATTTATATAACTATGCTCCATTAACTTTGACATATTTCCATAGTCATGTGAGTATAATGATTCCATGTTGTTTACTGATGTTGGTTTATAATATTGTCCCATAATTAATTAATTTTATTTTTTATCGTATTTTGTATGCATTGTCCATTCAGATATAGGAGGACTATTTTTTGAAGTTATTTTGCTTTTAATATCTTCAGTTATTACAGATAATATTTTACAATAACCTTCCATTTTACCTGTTCGGTATTCTTTTGATTCATTATCTTTATTTACTTGTGTTTTAGCAAGCTCATCTCTGATAAGTTTTGTTAATTTATCTGCTAATTGATTCATATTTGTCTTGTAATTCGTTATAATTTCTCATTATAGTTATTATCTCTTGTCTTTCTAATCCAGACAATTCACTAACTGTTTTAACGTCCATCATGTTAGTTACTCCTGACATTTGCACATCTACATATGCTTCAAATTGATCTTTTGTTATATTTTCCATATTAATTAATTTCGTGGCCCTGTATCGTTAGATAAAGCACCTGTTCTTGTATTTTTTATTTCTGAAATTTCCCATTGTTCATTATTGACTTCCATTTGTTCTAATTCTTTTTCTGCTATTAGAGCCCATAGTCCTTCATCCCCTTGATGTATTTTATCATCAATAATTTCTGCATGATTTCTACCATCATCTGGAAATTTTAATATTATATGTGTAACATATTCTCTACACACAATTACTTGGTATTCTTTATAAGATTGAGATTCTTTCTTGTTCATAATAATATTCATTAATTGTTTCTATTATATGTCTTCCGCTAGCCGTATGATATCCATAACTATGTGTCATTAATGCTTTTATAGGCTTATTTTCTATTAACAATTGTAATAGTTCAAATGCATTGTGTTCAAATTTTGCACTTGCTTCGTTTACTGCTTCTGCTAAAGCGTTAACATCATGTCTAGGTTCGTGTCCTAAACTTTTTATATGATCTTCTACTTCTTCTCCTGTCATAACTCTAATTTTATTTGATTTTTACTAGGTTGCCATGGATAATAGTAAAGAGTATACGTTTTATCTCTACCAAACTTATCTGGAAATGTTTGTTTTCCAAGTAATGGAGTGTCCTGGTCTATTATCATTTTCTTATTACTATGCTTAACAAGTATTTTTTCGTTAGTATACTTATAAGGCAAGGCAACAAGATCAAGCCCAGAATGTTTAGGATTAATCTTGAAGCCTTTTATAAGTTTCTTTAAGAGATATGATTTCACTTGTTATAACTCTTAGCTTTAAGTACTGTTGTATTCTTTTGAGAATCAACGTGCTGTACAGCTTTTAAACCTTGCCATACTTTTGTTTCTCTTCCAACTACTTTATAGCAGTTGTCTATCATTTCTTTTCTTTGCTCTTCAACATCTCTTGTTGGATCTACAGCAACACTTTCTCCATAGTTAATCTTAACTGCTTCAAAATTACCTATATTGATTGTCTTACTGACGTTGAATGATATTGATTGTAACATTAAATCTGTCATATTAATATTTTTTTATGTTTATAAATCTTTTAGTTCTTTCATATGCATCTTCTGTTTTAGTTTTAATAAACTTAACATCAAGATAATGATTACATTTTCCTAAGAACTCTGTGTTTAACTCACTTAATATTTTCTTAGTATTGTTTATAGATTTTGGTAGTTCTTTTTTAAGTTTTGTATATTGCACACTATCACTTATATACTCTCTCCATTCACTATATGATTTTATAAGGCGTTTGCCTATTTTATTTACTTTCAATTTTTTCATCTATTTTAATTTTAGCTGGCTTAATATCAGCCACATTCATACTTATTGTTTCTGTTTCTTCTCCACATATTAGACATTGTTGTTGAAGTTCTTTATGTTCCCAGTTTATAGGACCTTCACAGCATTCTGAAGCCTGATCTATATCCCAAGTAAAATCGTCCCATATCTTATCATGTTGTGCTGTTAGTCTACCGCCATAACCCATACCTGATTCTTCATATTCTAATGTAAATTGTAAATCAGGAAAGTCTTGCATAATATTTTTTATCCAATTTACAGGAGGAGACCAAGCTGTTTCAAATGATACTGCAAAGTAATTTATATCATTATGATCTATATGTGCTTCACAAGCATCCCATTTAGTTCCCCATTCTTCACAACGCCAATCATACCAATCAGTATGTCCATATCTGGCTTTGTTAAGCATAGCTTGTTCCTTTTCGTCTTGTGTTTGTGTGCCTTTAGTTATATTTAAATCTTCAGGCATAGGATATGTTCCATTAAATGAAAACTCTGTTCTATCATGTATCTCATTTTCTTTTGGAGATACTAATGATTTTTCTACGAACTCTCGTAGTTGTATTTCGTCACCTGTTACTTCTAGGTGGTTCCAGCACCAATTTGGCATAATTATTTGTTTTTAAGTTAATAAAAAAGGAAAAAGGTGTAAACTGAGCAACGCATATGTTTTTATGTTTACATTAAGTGAGTATAGTGGACTCTAGAATTATTACGGCAACAACCACCAGCTCTCACACACCTTTAACCTATTTAAGTACAGCAATCATCTACCATATATGTGGTTTGTGATTTACATCTATACTATATTTGTGATGCTAATAACTTAATTTGTTCAGGACTAAGTGTATTAGATTTAACATTCTTTCTTCTCTTTTCTGCTCTATGCTTTGTAAAAGCATTGATTATCTTAAAATATCTATTAATATGTGACTTCCTATTTTTAGGATATAAGTCATTAAGATTTTTAGTCATCTTCATTAATTCATTATAAGTGGGAAACTTTTGTATAGTTCCGTTAAGATATTTAATAGTTAAATCTATTTTATTTATTTTCTTAATAATTAGATCTGCATTGCTTTTTTCATACGATGCGTGAGCTATTTTATATCTTGTCACTCCCTTCACACCCTGTTTAAGGCATTTTTGTAAATCTTTTAAATATTCTTTAGATATTTTGTAGTTTTCTTCTTTCATAGCAAAAAAGTATTGATTAGTATTATTATTAATAGTAAAAAAAAGGGGAAATTATCTCCCCTTATTTTTATATTTATTTATTACTTCTTGGTCTATTTGTTCAGCTGTAGGCGTGGGTGT